TACTTAATGATTGTATTAAGGAAAACTAATTTTCTTGATGCAGAGTATTTCCTTTTATCACATCAGGGGCATTATTTTGGACATAATGAAAGAAGTATAATTAAAAATTATTTTAAAAATGCTGAAAATAAAATGAAAAAAATTAATGAAAATTTTAATTTAAAGCAGTTTATAAAAGAAACGTTCAATTACGAGCCAACTTTAAGTCAAATTATAGAAGTGTCAAAAAAAATAAGAAGTGGAGAAAAACTTAATACGTATGAGTGTGGCATTGTTGGTTATGTTATGAGTAAAAACCACTCTATTGACAAATTGGTTATGGACAGTCCTATGTTTTTGGATATTTGCCCATATCTTGATTTGTCAAAAATATTTTTTGACGTTATTGGACGTGATATAGATAAAAACAGATCTGACGATTTAATAAAAGAATACATTGCTAACTTTTTTAATAATATTCCAAGAAACGATCGTTCAACAATATAATTACAAATGAAGATTATTAGAAATATTATTAAAGAATCATTATTTGGTAACAACGAAAACTTAAATGATAAGTTGCAAAATATTATAGCCCATGTTGGCAATAAGTATTCAAAAGAACGTGGGAAAACACCACAACAATTAAATAGTGGCGAATGTGAAGATATTGCTCATGATGTAATTAAGAAAATTGGCGGCGAAACAATAAATACATTTATAATTGATGATGGATGGTTTTGGAGTTCAGATAATATTAGCAAATATAAAACTAAAGGTGGTGAGTATTGGAATGTTGAAAATTTAAAAAAATATGGAGAGCCGCCAATGGGTTATGAGAATTTAGGCAAATTAGATTTGGACGGGCATGTATGGATATATTCAAATGGAAAACATTATGACATTGAAACCCTATACGGTGTCGATAATTTCTGGAATTTACCCATATATAAAAGGCAGCTTAGAAATATTGATAATAATAATGAAATTCCTTTAAATGAAACCAAAATGCCAGAAATAAGAGAAATAACTTTTTTGGCTGATAAGATGCGTAAAAATGAAAAGTTAAATGGGATTGAAATGTATAGTCTTTTAGAGATAATTGAATTAACATCTGCATTGGACGATGTTATATTAAATTATAAATATTTTAATACGATGATTGTAGATGCACAATTTTATCCATCTTTTATAAAGCGTGTACAAACAGATTTAGAAAAAAATAAGAATGAAGACGTTATTATTCAATATATTATAAAAATGTTGAGACGTATGCCAAAATCTAATATAGTAATTTTATTGGAATTGGTCAAATGGAAAAAAAATCATACATTATTAGAAATTTTTGATAAAAGTGTGAGTTTTTTATATGGTGAAAAAAAGCTGACAGATGGCTTTATTAAAAAATAAGTAAAATTTAATCTGAATTAATATTTATTTTTTCTACTTCCATGGATAGATTTAATTCATGGAAATAACGACAATTTCAGAGTTGATTGATAAGCTTATTACAATCAACATTAAACTTTATAACGTACTGGATAAAAGTGCGGAACTGGATAAAAAACCAATTAAAGACAACGGCGTGTTAAATGAAATATCTGCTTTGAGTGGAGAAAATATTCGTTTAGTTAAAAACCGAAGCGCTTTGAAAACTGCGATAGATTCAAAGATTAATGAAGCCATTAAAAATGGAAAAATAGACATTTTGGACGAGGTAAAGCGATATGGTAGTTAATAATAAGGATTGTTATATATTTTATACTATTTATACTTATAATTAAATGTATAAAAATGTACTTATAAAAATGATAGAACTTAAAAGAGATAAAACTGTGCGATGCAATTATACTATTCCAGAAGGCATAGTTAAAAAGTTGCACACATTTTCAAAGGAAAATAAAATAAGCAAATCAAATTTAATATCACATTTACTGGATAAATTTTTTCAAGAGGATAAAAAATGAGGTGGACAAAAGATGAAATTATATTTTTAATAGAAAATTACAAATGCAATGGAGCAGCATATTGTCAACAAAAATTGGGAAGAAGTAAAAGGGCAATGGCTCATATATGGGACAAACATCACAAGGTTAATAATGAAGATAATAATAAAAATGTTTGGAATGAAAACGAAATTGAATTTTTAAAGACATTTTATGCAAAAAAAGGCGGAAAATTTTGCGCAAAATCTCTAAAGAGATCAATATATTCAATCAGGGGAAAAGCTGCAAAACTAAATTTAAAAGTTTCAACAGATATGTTGAAACAGTATGCTGATGAATTAAAGAATATGTTTAAAGTTGAAAATTACGAAAAATACTGTAAGATTAATATAGAAGAAAAATTATATAGATGTATAGATACGCCTGAGATGTCTTATTTTTTTGGTTTATTTTGGGCAGATGGTCATGTCAGGAATAATAAAAAGGGTGCTAATGAAATAATCATCCACAATTTGAAAAATGATATTGATATTTTTTTTAAAATATTTGGTTCATTTGGAAAGTGGAAATTACAAAAACCGAAACAAGCTTTTTTACATGGAAAGCCATGTGGTATAATGCAAGTTATGTCTATAGTTGATTTGAAATTTAAGAATTTTCTAGTTGAACATAATGCGCACATTAAAAGTTCAGGAATAAGCCCGACATCGCTTATTAATTTAATTCCAGAAAATTTAAAAAAATATTTTTACAGAGGATTTTTGGACGGGGATGGCAATGTGTATAGTTCTTTAAAGCATAATAAAATAAAAGTTGCTTTTACTAGTACATATGAGCAAGATTGGCGTTTTTTAACTGATAAATTTAACGAATTTAATATTACTTATAAAATATATAAACGCATTTATAAAAATGGGAAAAGGTCAACATTGAATATTTGTGGATATAAAAATTGCGAAATGTTTTTGAATTACTTATACGAAGGGTATGAAAACGATCAAATAGGTTTATTGAGAAAGTATACAAATTTTAAAAACTTTATAAATGAAAAATATAAATAAAAAAACAGTTTTAAATATCGGTGGAGCTGGATATATAGGCGGGTATACAACCGATCTATTATTAGAGCGCGGTTACGATGTTACGGTTTATGATAATCTATTATATGAGGATAAATATTTAAAACCAGTCCGTTTTATCAATGGGGATATTCGTGATACTGAGAAACTGGTAGCAATTGCTAAAAACTATGATGTTGTTTTATTTTTGAGTTCAATCGTTGGTGACCCAGCTTGTGCAATTAATCCAGAATTGAGTGAAGAAATAAATTTCGAGGCCGTTAAAAATTTTTGCGAAGAATTGAAATATTCAAAAAAGAGACCACATGTCATCTTTCCATCAACGTGTAGCATATATGGTGCACAAGAAGGGTTGTTAAATGAATATAGTAATGCAAATCCATTATCGGTGTATGCAGATACAAAATTTCGTGCTGAAAAATATGTCCGTCAAATAGGGGGAACAATATTTCGTTTAGGAACTATTTTTGGGTTAGGAGATTTATATAGCCGTTTGAGGTTAGATTTGGTAGTAAACGTGCTAACTATGAAGGCTGTTAAAACAGCCCAGGTTAATGTTAATGGCGGAGAACAATGGAGACCAATTATTGCAGTTAAAGACATTGCTGAATATTTCGTTGAGGCGTGTGAACGACAGCCAAATGAAACGTATGTGGTGGCCTACAAAAATACCACAATTAGAGAATTAGGAGAAGAGGTTGCAAAATTAATACCAGGAACAAAAATTGAGTATACTGATATGAATTTTCAAGATGCTAGGAATTATAGAGTGGATAATAGCAAAGCTTTAAACTATTTTAAGTTTCAGCCTAAAACAACAGTTAAAGACGAGGTTCTTAGAATGAAAAAAATATTTGAGGAAAACCGAATTAAAAATGTTGATTTAGAACTGTATAATAATGGTTATTACTTGAAAAAGTTAAAAGAATTTAATAATTTTATTTAATTAAATGGCTGCGCCACACCGTACTTGGTTAAAAATAATAGTTAATCCAATATTAAGAAAATTAGGATGGTCAATTGTTTCAGTATTTGAAAATGAAAAATTTATTAAATATAAAATTTTGCCTTACCCAAAATATTGCCCAGTTATTAATGAAAAAAGTAATACCAAATAAGTACTTCTCGCCAGTTAAAGGATTTTGCCCTTTATGTACAGATAAACGAACTGCGTACACAACCATACACTTTGATAGTGGATACTGGGGACGCGTTAACAAATGCGAACGAGGACATGAATGGCATTATTTTAATTACGAAAAAAAGTATGTTGTTTAATGAAAGAATACTTATCAAATAAATATTTTGAATATTGCGGAGAAAAACCATGCCCCATTTGTGGTCAAAGAAATACAGAATCATTTTATGTAAACAAAAATTTATCTAATGATACTGCTATTCAAAGTGCAAAAGGTACGTGGATAAAAGTTTGTAGAAGCGGGCATATGTTTTACAATGTATATATATTTGATGGTTATAGTATTATGGGACACAATCTTAAATTAAGCTCATTTCCAAAATGGATAAAAAAAACAATAAGAATAATAATAAAATAACCAAATAAATGAAAACAACATTTCCAGTTTTACCAATAGAAGCACAAGAGCCTACGATATTAGTTGGCGGCTTATCAGTAGATGACAGAGGAACAGTGTCTTACGTGAATGAATTTGATTTTAAAAATGTTAAGAGATCTTATATGGTAGAGAATCATAAACGTGATTTTATCAGAAGTTATCATTATCATGAAAGAGAGTCTAAATACGTCAGCGTAGTATGTGGAACAATATTATTAAGCGCAGTTAAAGTTAACAAACAAGATTTAGATAAATCTGTGGTAAAAACATTTACGTTATCGAGTAAACAACCTAAGATTTTATGGATTCCACCAGGATATGCTAATGGATTTAAGTCGTTAGAAGAAAATACAAAAATCATATTTTATTCCACATCCACTTTAGAGGACAGTTTAAATGATGATATTCGTTACCCATTTGATCAGTGGGACGTATGGAGAGATGATTATCGTTAATAATTAAGAATTTTAATCAGAATTTTATTTTTTATAATCTATTTATAGAAAAAAATCTGATATATGAAAAATAAATCAAAATCATGGGAAGAAATAAAAAATACCTTACCGACGAAGAAAAACGAGCAGCTAAACAAGAATGGAATAAAAAATATTATCAAAAAAATAAAAAAAAAATTGACAGATATTCTAAAAAACAATATCGAAATAGAACGGAAAAATCATAATGAAAAAAGTGGCATATACTTAATTTATTGTCTTGAAAGTGAAAAATTTTATATAGGAAGTGCTACTGATTTAATTAAACGACGTGATTCACACTTATCATATTTAAGAAACAATAAACATTCAAATTTAAAATTACAAAGAGCATGGAATAAATATTTAGAAAGCAATTTTAAATTTTATATAGTTGAAATAGTTGAAAATCCTACTGATTTAATTGAACGTGAACAATATTATTTAGATACATTATTGTCTGCAAGAACTAATTATAGAATATTCGACTCGATTGGTTATAATATTGCAGAAAACGCATTAAGACCGCTGCTTAATAAAACATTGTCATTAGAAGCTAAAAAGAATATTAGTATAAAAAATTCAGGTAAAAACAACGGGATGTATGGTCGAAAAATGAGCGAGGAAGCTAAGGAGCATTTAAGACAAAATGGAAGTAAATTTTGGCTGAACAAAAAACTTCCTGCTGAATTAATAGAAAAAAGACAAAAAACAAGAATTAATAATGATAATATTTTAAAAGGCAGTAGAAATCCATGGGCTAAATTAACAGAACAACAAGTGTTAGAAATAAGAAAACAATATAAAGATGGATTGAGAATTTGTAATTTGGCGAAGCAGTTCAATCAATCAACATCAAACATTTGTGATGTTGTACATAGAAAATCTTGGAAACATATATAATCATGAAAAAAACAAAAATAGTAATATTAGGAAGCACTGGTATGCTTGGGGTTGGCGTAAGCAAAACATTGCTTAAGTGTGATAATTTTGAAATTTATTTTTCTCACAGAGAGGAAAATCAAAAAAATGGGGAAAACTCATTTGTGTTCAATGCTAATAACCCAGATTTTAATTCAATTCCAGAGTGTGATTATATAATAAACTGTATAGGAATTATTAAACCATTTATGAATAAAGATATGTCTGGTAGCATATATGTTAATTCTATATTTCCAAGAGAATTAGCAAAGCACTGTAATAGTAAAGATATAAAATTAATACACATCTCAACAGATTGTGTTTATAGCGGATTAAAAGGCAAATACATTGAGTCAGATCTACATGACACTATTGATGAATATGGGAAGAGCAAATCATTAGGCGAGGATATAGAGAACTCTATGGTGCTACGTACCAGTATTATTGGTGAAGAAAAATACAATTTTGCAAGTTTGTTATCGTGGATAAAATCACAAGCAGGCAAAGAGGTTAATGGGTTTACTAATCATTATTGGAACGGTGTCTTAACGGATTATTATGGCGTAATATGTAAGCAAATAATTGAGAAAAATTTATTTGAAAATGGACTTTTTCACATTCACTCTGAGGTGGATTTGACCAAGTGTGAAATTTTACAATTGTTTAATGAAAAGTTTAATTTAGGGATAAAAATAAATCCAATTAAGGATAAAAATCTAGTAGACAGAACATTAAGATCTTCTAAGAGTTTACAAGAAAAATTAAATATTCCTAGTTTTCCAACAATGGTTGATCAGTATCTTTAATTTGAACTATTGGCTCTTTAAAACATGCCATTACATTTTTTGGGAATGTATGAAATTTTTGTAACTCGTTTTCAAAATCCATTAAATCTTCACCATCACATTTAGATATTAGTCTTTTAATGTCTTTGGTAATATATACGCCTCCATTTAAAATAAATGGATCTCCAAAAGAAAAATAATGTAAATGCCAATCCCACTTGACAATGTCTTCTGTTTCTGATAGCGGAACCAACTTCATTGGGGACTCATATTTTTTTGAAAAATTGGCATGCTTATTTAAGTTAAGAGAAAACGAGAACATTGACGGATCCTCAATTAAACAAGATTCAACTTTGGATTCATCAAAATCTGCCATTATAAATTCTGGATTTTGAACAAAACATACTAATGGTTCCTTGATTTCATTTAATATGGTTAATAGTGTGTTTTTAAAGTCTTCGCCATATGTGTCCGTATTTATGTAAGAAACAATTTTATTCGTTTCAATATTTGACATATTGCCAAAATTAAGATAGTGTATCATTTTTTTGTTCTAAAATGTAATTGTCAATTTTATTGAAATTTGGTTTATTTTCTAAATCTGCAATAATATCCATTTCTAATTCTTTGTTTGCAATAATTTCAGTGTTTTTAACATATACTGCTTTATCATTTTGATAAACATTTTCAAATCCAGCGCATTCCATCAGTGGAATTGCTAAAACATTTTCTGTAAAAGTGTTATACCATTGATTGTTTTCGTTTTTAAAAGCATTATAGTTTGGATCAGCTTCAATCATCCTTCTGTATAGTCCGCCCCTAAATGTTAGTGGAGAATTAATTTTAAAATGATTATTTCTTAAATTATTAAATTGCGGTTCATCTAAAAAAATAACAGGCTCATGTTTTCCTTTGCTATTTGAGTGTCCGCCAAATGTCATCCAACAATTTTTGGCATTATAAATTGCATTTATTTGAGATAAACTTAATTTATTCATTAACCAATCATGACCATTTAGTAAAACCACTATATCATCATCATTCTCTACAAAATTAAATACTCCATTGTGAAAATTAACTAAATCACCATTTCTATTAGGAGAACGCCATGCAATCATTTTTTTACACTTAGTCTTTTCTAATAGCGGGTGCGAATATTCAATAATCAACTCTCCTCCATCATCATATAGTGGTTTACCATCAGTGTCAACCTTATATTCGCCAGCGGGTATTTTATTGTATGATTCATCAGTTGATGAATCATCTATAAACAGTATTTCATAATCATCATAATCTTGTAAAAGAAGATTATTTATACACACATCGAAGAATTTCCCAGGATTATAAAAAGAAACAATTATTTTTATTTTGTTGGTTTTCATACAATTAAAAAAAACAAATTTTTTACAAAAATAAACCGTTATAAAAATTATTTATTTTCTATATATTGTTTGGCATTAATTGCCGAAATTAAAGTCTGAAGTTCCTCTATTTTTTGATTTGCCTGTTGTTGAAGTTCTTCTAAAGTTGGAATGATAGGTTCAGGATCAGGAACAAATTCTTCTGATATTAGAACCATATATTCATTTCCGTTCTCGTCTGTTCTTTTTTCGAATGTTTGGTTAATTGCCATTTGTTTTATTTTTTAACTTAATCTAACTAATGTTGCTGGGTAAGTTGCCGCATTAAGAGTATAAGTAAATGCGGAAACATTACTTGTTAATGCGCTAAATATTGATGAGGTTGATGATAACCATGTTGCGGCAGCGCCAGTTCCGCCACTTGATATTCCAAAAATTGGAATTCCATTGGTAATTGCAAACGCAGTAACTGAAACAGTTGTTGCTCCAGTTGAAACACTTGTTAAATAATATAACCCAGGTGATAAAGATTGATTTATATTTATTGATTTCATGCCAGTTGAAGAAGCACTATCAATAGTACCTGCATCAAGAACTAAACTATTTGGAATTAAATTTGTGCTATCATAGATTCCTAATCTTAATAAAGAATTTGTTCCACCAGTTGTGGTTACGTTTATTCCAATTCTATCTAATGTTATTTGTCTAGAAACAACAAATGGGATAAAAAAATATGTGTTTGTTGCGTGTGCAAGTGTTGTTGATGTAGCCAATCCAACACTGTTCATTCCATACCATCTTTCAAAACTTGTTGTTCCAGCTTTTCTATATGAAGCAATATCGTTTCCAAAAACATTTGCTAATGGAGTACTTCCTGAAAAATATGTTCCACCCGTAATTGTTCCTGCTGATAAATTATTAATTGTTGTTGAAGCCGATGTTATGTTAACTCGAACATTTGTTGAACCTGTTCCATCAGTAAATAATTTTATGCTTTTATTTGAAGTGGTATTTCCTATCCATAAATCATTACCAGTTGAATATAAATAACCATCATTTGCAGAACCAACATAACCAGTAAATGTGGATGAATTAATACCCATATCAATATAATTCACACTTTCAGTTCCATTATTGGCTGTTGCAACTATATCTGAACTAGCCTGAGTTCCATTATGAATATTTCTAATGTTTAATTGAGAATATGTTAAAGCAGAAGCAATTCCAACAAACACATTTGAATAAGAACTTGGTTGAACATCATATGCTATAATTCTTTCTGGGTTGGTTGTTGAAGCAGATGCGGTATTAATTTTTAAATATTTTGTTGTTGCAGTTTGTGCATCTAAAAGCCCACTAACATTTAAATCCATTGTGGAAATAGTTCCATTGCTATTATCAATAACTCCATTTGTTATATATAAACTATTATTATCAGCAACAATATCACCAACCTGAATAAAAATACCATTATCAAATTGTGCAGCAGTTGCACCAGTAACAATTAAGTTATCTATTGTTAAACCAGTGACATTAACAGATTGGAATGTTGCTGTTCCTGCAGTAAATGTGTTAATTCCATTATTAACTGTTGCTCCTCCAGATGATGTTGCTCCAGTATAAGTAATAGTCGTAGAACTTAACTGATGTATAATAGCAATTCCTGTTCCTGCTGATAACGTTGATTGAAACACTTCTCCAGTAGAATCTGTCTTTAAAAAAATAGTTGATAATGCAGGTGAGTTTGTTAATGATTTAATTAATAATTTAGGAACTAATACAGTATTGCTTGTTGTTAAAGTGTAACCAGATCCGCCGATAATTGCCGAATTTATTACTGCAGTAATTGTATTATTAGAACCAGCCACAATAGTTGACCCAGTACTGGTATTAATAAGATTAGTGCTTCCAGCTAAAATAGAGTTTAATCTTGAATTGTTTATTATTTCATTATAACTACCCCCTAAAATAGAATTATAACTAAAAAGAAAAGGGTCTGTGCTTGATCTAATTTCATTTCCACGTCCTCCAACAATTGATGAAAGATAACTATTATTAATAAGATTAGCATTTCCAGCTCCAATAAATCCATACCTTGATGTGCCAATACCATTGCTTACACCTGCAACTATTGCGCAATAATTTGATGTCCCGTAAGGCGGTGTTATACCTAAGTATCCTGGAGAAAAATATCTACCAATACTGTTTCCTACACCACCGCCAATTACAGAGCTATAAGATAATGCAATAATATTATTGGTTCCTGCTCCAATAAAATTATTATAACTGTTATATGGGTTACTGTTATATAACCAAAAATAACCAGAAATTTTATTGTTAGAACCAGAAGATATACTTGAACTGGTTGAATGTTCTCTTATTACATTTCCTCCGCCTGCCCCTATAAAACTTTGAGTACTATTTTTTTCTATTTTATTTGTTTGACCACCAATTATAGTTGAAAAATTTGAGATTCCAGATATAACATTTCTATATCCGCCAACCACAGAATAATCACCATTAATATATCCAGTGTTGGCTTGTCCTAAAACTGCGCTTGTGTTGCCTACTTGTGAATATTGCCAAACATAAGCACCAGTTGGTATTGGTGTGCCAACACTGTTAATTGTTATTAAATTTCCAGATTCAGTAATTGTTGTTGTTCCAAGACCAGTTAAGCTTTTAAACTGTAAGGTTGATCCAGATTTTTGAATAAAAATACTTGTTCCACTTGAAATTGTTTGTGCTGTTGTTATAAAAATAGCACCTATATTTGTTCCAGCGCTTAATATTGTCCCACCACTTAAAGTTCCAGCGGAAAGAAAAGATAAAGTTCCTCCAGATATATTAACGGTTGGATTTGATGATGTTCCTCCAGTGTATGTGTTTAATCCATCCTGAATATTTGTGCTTGACCCAACCCCTCCAGTTCCAGCCGAGAAAGTTAATAATCCTCCATCATCAGAAATTGAAATGTTAATTCCAGAAAACGACTTAAATAATAGATTGTTATTTGTTTTATTAATAAAAACAGAATTTCCTCCGCCAGAAGTAATACCGCTTCCAACAAATAAATTTTGAATATTATTGCTTCCACTTAATATTGTTCCGCCACTTAAAACAGAAGAATTAAAATATGGAGTATAAACACTGTTTGCTGAATCAGATATAGTAAGCAAATCTCCAAAGCTAGATCCGCTAAACACAATTGTCCCATCATTTAGCACATATAGTGTTACAGCACTAGTGGACCCACTAAACATTATAGATGGATTTCCGCCAGACGTATTTGGAGTTATTAAAATATTACCCATAGTTATTTTTTAAATTCCGTTATTAATTTACTAACATCTTTTCTTTCTGCAAATACAGTAAAGAAACAATTTATTTTAATAAAAGGAATTTTATTAGATATAAATATTTTGTTATTTTCTATTTTTTTAACCACCAACCATTGTAAGTGTTTGTGCGGAGTTAACTGAATCGTAATTGAGTTTTCATCAACTAATCCAATCCATTCCTCTGGCAATTCTATTGTGTTTTTATTAATTAATTTACCTCTATAATATACTCCGTGTTCAGGACCCTCTAAGTTTCCATACTGAAGCATCTTCCCTGTTTTTGTAGGGTGATCAATTAAGAATGATTTTGTAGTGGCGGCAAAATTTCCTTGCACTAACGCATCTCCAACTACATGTAATTTTTTTGTTGCGTCTGGAGAAGCTGTATTTATAAATATTGTTGTTTGATCATTTCTTAATAAACCATCAGAAGTCCAAGTTGTGCCGTTATATCTAGGTACAAAATTAGTTGTTCCTCCAGTGATGTCAGTTATGTTGTGTTTGTGACTCCAAGGTGTAAAAATTTGATATAAATTTGTAGATCCACTATTTATTGTTCCAGCGCTAAAAGTACTTGCTGATAATCCTGCGCTAAAAGTTGTCGCACTTGAATTTCCAGTATATGAAATACTTAAAGATGTAGCTCCAGAAGTTATTCTTATTCCATTTGATGCTACAAGCGTTCTAAATTCCAAATTTGGAGTATTTGTTTGTGCAAAAACCCCTTGACCATTTATTGTTCCAGTTAAATTTATACCACCAGTGATAGTTCCAGTTGCTAAAGACGTTTTATTTACTTGACCAGTGGCACCATCTACGGTGAGTGCATAAGTTAAAGATCCTGCAAATGATTTTATTATTAAATTAGGAACTAATACAGTATTATTATACCCTAAAGAATAATTATAGCCACCTATAATAGCGCTCCTAGTTGCTTTTATATAGTTTCCATCACCACCAATTATTGATGAGTGTTTAGAACTTTCAATGGTATTGTTTAAACCATGTGAAATGAAATTTCCATAACTATCTCCTGGAGAATTATTTGCAATAAGAATTCTATTATATTTACCATTTATTATTGATGAAAATCCTCCGTCGTAAATCGTGTTACCAGATCCAGTCCCAACAAATCCATAGTTGTATCTATTACGGTCTGCGCTATAAGTAGGTCCGATTTTAGAAGATTTGCCTGACCCAATAATTGAATATTTTGATTTTAATATGTAGTTAAAAAATCCATTTCCAATAGAAGAGTTATAGCAATCATATAAGTAATTTGTTTGTCCATTTAACACAAAAGAATATTTAGAAGTGCCATCTATTGAATTTTCTCTTCCGTTTAAAATTGAATTATATTTTGAATTGGTATTACTGTTTAATACATTGTTTTTACCTAATCCTATAAATCCGTTAGTAGTTACACTTATCTGATGTCCATTACCGCCTATAATAGAAGAGAGGTTTGAACTTGTATTTATAGTATTATTTGTTCCGTTTAATATTGAAGAATATGCACTCTTAACAGTTGTTGTACTACCTGCTGCTATGCTAAAATTAGCATTTACAGTAGTTGTAAAATTATTTGCTCTAATAGAAAAACTTCCAGTTTGCCCAGATCTCCACAAATCTGGTACCCCTAAACTGCCCATGGTTAAATTAGATTCAACCATAACACCGTTTGCAATATTTGTTATAGTAATACCACTGCCTCCACTTATTGATTTGAATTGCAGTATATTATTCGATTTTAAATTAAATACTTGACCAGTGTTAACGGCAACTCCAATATTTGCTCCGCTATATACAAATAAATTTTGTATGTTTGTGTTGCCAGAATTTATTGTTCCTCCAGAAAAAGTTGTTGCAGAAAAAGGTCCTGTAAATGTGCCACCAGATATGTTAACAGTTGGAAATGTTGAAGTGCCACCAGTATAAGTGTTTAAACCATTTTGAATAAATGTTGATGCTCCGCCAGCAGTAGATTCAATAACAACAACACCCTCAATGTTATTAGTGGTTATAGTTATATTTGAACCAGCCGATAAAGTTCTGAAAGACATTACTCCAGCTGTTGTAGCGCTATATACTTCTCCAGTACCAATACCTATATTAACTCCAGTGGTTACGGTTCCAACTCCACCTGCATATGCGGCTCCTAAAATTAAATGTCCATTAGGTTGTGCTAATACAAAGCTATTTGTTAAACTGGTTAATGATCTTCCAACTCCATGATCAAAATACATTGTATTAGAAGAAAGAGCAATCATTTCTATGCTACCCAAAACCACTGAGTTTTGAGCGCTGCCAGAAACAACATTCCTTATTCCGCTTATAATTGTACTATTAAATCCTGAAACTGAATTACCGTATCCATTTAATATTTGCCCAGCGCTTATGAAAACGCTGTTTCCAGAACCATTTAGAGTTGTGCCATACCTAGTGTTGGATCCAGCGTGTGCACCTCGTGTTATTCTGGATTGTGTACCAAACATTAAGGCGGCAGTTGTAAGAGAAGTGGAATAATTATATGATCCACCCAAAATAGTTGAGAAGTTTCCATAAGCAGTACCACTTAATCCATTTAATATCGATGTTAATCCACCTCTAGTTTTATTTCTAAATCCAGAAGCTATTAAAGAATCTCCATTAAAGGAACTAACGTAACTAATAGTGTTGTACCCACCATTTAATATTGTTCCTCTTGCTAGAATTGAAATGCTATTCCATACACCATTACCAATAAACTGCTGCGCCCCTCTTGTTGAATTATGCTGTCCATTAATTATTGTGCTAAAAGTTCCGTTTCCACTAATTATATTGTCAAAACCATTATTTATTGATGCAAAATTACTTTGAATTAATGTATTTCCAGATCCGTTTATTATGCCATTATTAGAATTATTTATTAAATTATAATTACCATTTCCAATAAAAGCATTAGTAGCAGTAATTGCAGAGTTTCTAAGACCAGATACTATAGCACTATAAGATGATGATCTTATTAGATTTGCCCTACCCTGTACAATTGACGAGTAAGTACTTGAGCTAATAATATGTTCATATCCATTTATAATAGAAGAGTAAGTTGAATTTAAATTTAATGTATTGTGACTACCTCCTAAAATACTTCCGTGCATACTATCTGTCAAATAATTAACGGTACCATTTAATAATGTTCCAAACATTGAATTGGTCAAAAATGTTTCTAAACCATTTCCAATAACAGCATATGGACTGTTGTTAATAATATTTCTAACTCCATTTAGCACAGTTGCGTATTGTGAAGTTGTTGCAGTATTGCTTAATCCGTTATTAATAGATGATAAATGAGAATAGTTTATTATTGAATTTAATCGTCCGTTTTCAATGGTAGAAAAATTGCTTAATTTAATTGAGTTGTTAAATCCATTTATAATTGTTCCGCCAGTTGAATTATTTGTTAAATTATTTTGTCCATTAATAATTGCCATATAAGCCCCAGTTCTTGCTGACGACGTAGAACCGTTTCCTATAAAACCTTTTCTGGAATTATATATTGTGTGATTATTTCCTTGTACTATTGTATTAAAATATCCAATAGATAAAGAGTTGCCAGAACCGTTTATTATGGAACCATAATTAGAATATGTTCCTACTATGTTTCTTTTCCCTTGATTTAATAAAACAAAACGATTATTTCCTAAAATTGTATTCCCAGATCCGTGTCCAATAAAAGAATACTCAGCAATGTTGGTATTATTTAAACCAGCTATAATTACGTTGTTTAACCCTATAATATTATTGTTAAACCCATTTAAAATTGTTGAATAACTTCCGCTTAAACTATTTAAATATCCATTACCGTTAAGAGAAAATCTTCCTCTCGCGTTAATAGCAGAACCATTTAGTATTGTTGAATATTCTGATGTAGCTGAATTTGAGAAACCATTTAATATTGTAGCAAAAGAATAGCTGGTGTTGTTGCCAAAACCATTACCAATAAAGTTTGATGTCGATCTTGATAAATTATTAAAACCGTTTACAACAACAGAGTATGTGTCTAAAGATCTATTTCTTGTTCCACTAATAATTGCTGCTCCAAATCCACTTAATGAATTCAATCTTCCGCTTCCTAAAAAAGAATAGTTAGAATTAACATTTAAAGTGTTTCCACTACCTCCAATTAAAGTTGAAAATGCACTGTTATTTACATTGTCTTTGCCAGCGGTTAAACCAAAATTTTGCGTTGTATAATTATTTCCACCCTGTAACTGAACTGACATTTGTCCAGTCTGTCCGCTCTCCCATAATGTGTGGCGAATTGTCGTATATGTTAATCCAGATATAATTTCAGTTGCTTGACCAGCTGATAAATTTCCTATTGATCCACCAGAAAACCCAGTAAAAGTGCCGCCCAAAACAAAGTGTCCATCTGGTTGCGCTAATACTATGTTTAGAGTTGCACTTGTTAATGACCTACCCACCCCATGATCAAAATACATTGTATTAGAGGAAAGAGCAATCATTTCCTCTCCTCCTAAAACCACGGAGTTTTCAACGTTTCCAGAAATAACATTTCTCATTCCACTTATAATCGTGCTATTAAATCCTGAAACCGAATTATCAAATCCGTTTAGTATTTGTCCAGCGCTTACAAAAACGCTATTTCCAGATCCGTTTATTGTAGTTGCATAAACTGTATTATATACTGTTTGTGATCCCTTGGTTATGTATTGACCAGAACCAAACATTAAAGCGAACGCAGTCAGAGATGTTGAGTAATTATTAAATCCTCCTAAAATAGCCGAGTGGTTACCATAAGCAGTACCACTTAATCCATTTAATATTGTAGATAGTCCTCCCTTTGTTTTATTTCTAAATCCAGAAGCTATTAAAGAATCTCCATTAAAGGAACTAACGTAACTAATAGTGTTGTACCCACCATTTAATATTGTTCCTCTTGCTATTATGGATATACTATTTCCTACGCCATTTCCAATGAAATGTTGTGTTCCATTTACTGAGTTATATCTACCATTAACTATGGTGTTGTAGGCTCCGCTTCCGCTCGCGGCATTTTTATAACCATTAATAATTGTTGAAAAATTTCCATTTGAACTATTAATGTAACCGTTTCCAATAAGAGAAAATCTACCTAAGCTATAATTCCATGCACCGTTCAATACTGTGCTGTATTCAGTTTTTGCTGTGTTTGAATTTCCGTTTAATATTGTTGAGAATGAAACATTTGTTCTATTCCCAAGACCATTTCCTATAAAATTAAACGCATTAAAAGCAATGTTGTTTTCACCATTACCAATAAACGAATAATCAGCACGCGTTCTATTGTAAAAACCAGATACAATAGATGAACTAAACCCGCTTAAATAATTTCTTCTTCCAGCTCCATTAAAAGCAAAATTAGATTCTGCCCATATTGTATTACCGCTTCCTCCAATAGATGTTGAGTATAACGAATTATTGTATCCATCTTTGCCAGCGGTTAATCCAAAATTTTGATATGTAAAGTTATTTCCGTGTTGTAGTTGGACGGACATATATCCAGTTTGTCCACTTTCCCACAATGTGTGTCTGATTGTTATTTGAGGACTTCCTGAAATTATTTCAATTGCTGTGCCAGCTGATAAATAAGGAAATATTAAGCCTGTGCCACCACTCACTTCAAATGATATGGTATCTCCAGTGTGCATTAATAAATATGGACCTACTGCACTAAGTGAATAAAACTCATAGAAATAGTTAGAGGTGTTAAATTGTTTAAACACGCCGAAACCATCTCCAACATTTGTTGCATTTATTAACGAATAAGTGGATGTGGATAAACTATCAACATACCAACGGAGTGTCCTAAGATTAACTACGTCTTTGTCGTGATCTGGATCTGCGCAGTTTTCACCCTTATAATTGTTAAAATCTAAATGATATTTTAATTGTTCTTGATACATTAAAAATGGCAGTTAGGCCGTATTGATAAATATTTTTATAAAATAAAAGGGGAACTTAAATTCCCCCTTTATTTTACATTATATTTGATTATTGATTATTTGAAAAGAATTTGCACAATACCATCTTCGTTATTTGGTTGTTTAATTATATTTAATACTGGATATTTTGTTCCATTAATAGCCTTTCCTTGTGAATTAACATCTACAAATTTAGATGTGATATATTCTGCTGTACGAACCTTTAATTTACCCAATAGTCCTATAGAAACCCATTCTTTCCTTTCTGTTCTTGGAATATATGTTTTTTCTGGATCATAAAATGGATTTATTCTTTTGACTTTAGTTTCTTCTATTACAGTGTAATGCATAGTTAAATCCATATCTATTTCAATTCCTTTTGGTGATTTTATTTTTGGAATTTCTTTATAAAGTTTATTGTTTGATTTATTTTTAAAAATTTTTAAATTATTAAGTTCTGGTATTACTATCGTTTGATATATATCCATTATTGGTTCATCCCATTCATTTAATAAAAACATGTTTTTCCAATAAGAAACTGCTCCATCTCCTAAAACCGCTGGATTAATTGAAACCACTCCAATTACATTTTCATTTCCTATTTTCACCTTATCTCCATCAAGTGATACGAAATAACCCTTTCTATCTTGATTTATAATGTTATCATCTGACCATTGAAATAATTCTGCATAATCAGCTCCACTTCCAATTGTTCCACCATTAAAATATCCTTTTCCATTTCCATGTCCAGCATCTACGTTGAATCTAATTTTATTATAAGTGGTATCAGCAATGTATCCTCCAGAGGCTAAAACAAAATCTCCTACATATCTAGTATATCCACCTTGCCCCCACACTGTGCTTAGTTGGTGTGCTGCAATATTTTGTGTGCCACCTAAAACCATGGAATATGTTGCATTTGCTCTATTATCTTGCCCATTAATCACCGTAGAATATGATCCCATTGCGCCATTTCGCAATCCATTTATTACTGTGGCGAATGAGGTGTTTCCAGAAGAATTGTTTCCATTAAGAACTGTTGCGTAAGAACCATTTGTTTTATTGCTAAACCCATTTACTATGGTACCTAAATTTCCCAATGCAAAATTATTTCTTCCTCCTCCAACAAACTGAAGGGAAGCTAAATTTGCCCTATTGTAAATTCCGCCAACAATTGATGACCAATTAGAGGAAATGCTATTTCCGCTTCCTGCTCCAATTAAACTTCCAGGACCAGTTATTGTATTAAAAGATCCTTGAATAATAGAGGAAGATGTTGCTTGAGATCTGTTAAAAAATCCACCCAAAACAGTAGAAAAGGAACTTGTTGTTATTCCGCTTTTTCCCATTGTGAAACAATATGAAGAACCAGCGACATTTCCAGTCCCGTTCCCAACAACAATTGATTTAACCCCAGTGCCTGCAGTAAAAGTAAAAAGTGAAGCACTATAAAAGCTATTTACCTTTACTCTACCTTGATCTAGGGTGTCCCCGCTATTTATAAATGGCATTTTTCGTTATTATTAATATGTAATAAATATCTTTTAAAATTAAAGAAATGTTTCGTTTAATGTAAAATCATAAAATTGATTACCCCACAATATGCTCAAAATAATGTCAAAATTAGTGTCTCTAGTCAAATTAACCGTTAAACTTTGATTTGGATATAAACCAATTGGCATATCTGATGGTGGATTTATGTTTAATGTATATACTCCAGCTTGTAGACTTCCGAAATCATAAAAACCATTTACATCAGAAACAACAGAGTTTAAATATCCAACTCCTCCACCTAATGGCTGTGTTACTCTACTTAGTATGTCTGTGCTTGATTTGTTGTCTGCACCCAAATATATTTTGCTTTTATTAACTTCTACATATAAACTTATATCTACACCGCTCATATAAGTATGTCCAGTGTAAGCGCTTGTTATAGAGTCATATGATCCATCATTTTTGTAGTTTTTATACGTGTGACCAGAAAGCGTAAAAGCATTATCGCTACCTGTTGTTGCGCTTAAATAATCACAATAGTTTTCCACATATTGCCTGGTTCCAAAAATATTTTCAATTTCTTTTACGTTGCCAATTCTATATAAAAAATTCTTTTTTGGTGTCAACGGCGTAGAATATGTACGAATAAACTCTGTATCACCAGGTTGGTGAGGAACATCAAATTCTACAAATTCTCGTGATTGATCAAAATCATAATTTGTAACATCATATGTTACTTGTAGTTTATATCTATTTCCATCTCCAACATTATTAAAGTTGAAAATTGGTGTAAACGTTTGCATTACACCGTTTACCGAAGGCTTTCTCCTACCTTCACTAACGTATAAATTTGGTGCTTGAGGGACTATGAAATAGGTAAAAAGTGCTCCATATACAGGTTGACCACTCATTGTTCCTCCAGTTATTAAATGTAATCTTGGACTACTCAACAAAGATGATGATGACCCAGTATAGTAAGGTATAACTGTAATTCCTGATCCGTTAATTGGAATTTGTATATCCCCCCACGTAAGATTATTTCTTTTTTCAAATTCAAAATTAATATCAATAAAATATTGAGCTTTATCAATAAGTAAATCTTCGATATAGCTATTTTCTTTTTTAACTTTTTGTGGTAATTGTAATGTATATCCACTTGTGCTATTTAGGGATGCAGCAACATAAGTGGCTGCTAATCCATATGAAAAAAATGGCTCAGTAATTCTGGAAACGACTTGATTTTTTTTTGTAACATCTGTAGGATTTTCTACAAAATCATCCCACTCCTCATAAGGAATTCTATATATGTTGTGTACTACGTTTGAATTTCCAGATAAACTACCAGTGTTGCCAGTAAAATTAATTGTAATTAATTTTTGATTATTTAAATTTGTTGAAATGCCATCCACGGTTTGTTCATAAAATTTATAAGTAGCACCGTTGATATCAAACACTGGAACTAAAAACAAAAAAGGAGAACTTTGATTAGGTGTAATAGAAACATCAATTTCATTTGTAAACGCCTGTGAAATTGAATCGTTTGTCCCGACAGTTTGTGATATATTTAATGTTGAATTATTAGCCATGAATTATTATGATTGAGCAGGAGTTGATGTTTCAATTGAATTAATATTTGTTATTTGAGTTGTGGAATTTGTTAATCCAGTAACAAAAGAAGAAGAATCTAATTGTAGTATTCCATTGGTTGGGTAATGTATTACTAAACCATTAAAAGTATTTGCAAAGTTTATTCGCCTGTTTTGTGTACTTGAAAAAGTTGCAGAAATAGCAAATTGATTTATATCTAAATCATATCCACTAGACACCTCACTATCAACATTTGAAGCATACACCGTAGATGTGTTTTGCGATGGAACTACGCCTTCAACAGATGATGCATATATGGGTAGCGTTTCTAAGTTGCTTAAAATCATAGAAACTGTTGTCGCTGATATAACTGGGTTTAAATCTGGCGGTAATCTTTTTTGAAATTCAGATCCATCATTAATTCCAGGTTGGTATACAAACTTTTGACGATTAAATAAAGTATTTCTATAAATTTTCCCAACACCTTCCAATATGGTAGTGGCAGGAAGAAGCTGCTCTACAAAAGCACTTAAATCATATTCTATTAAATCTAAAAATTTTTCTAATTTTCTAAAATTCAATCTATTAGATTGTTCTCCGCTATTCCAATAATAATAAGTTAAATAGACATTTTTTAAATTTGGATAATGATAATTATGTTTATCATTCTCTATGCCAATTATTTTCCTTCTTGTAATACTAATGTTTTTTACGTATACATAATCTAGCCACTCAGCTATTGTCATACCCGTAATATTATTAGGCATAACTGTTGAAGCAGTTAATAATTGATAATATGGTGGCAAAGAAGAATTGGAAGTGCCAGCACTTAAATAACTTAATTGATACCATTCCAGAGAATCGTTTTCAATCGCCGAAGCAGGACTTAATTCTATGATGAATTCTTTTGAATTTACCAAGTGTTCAGTCCCTAATATTGTATCCCCTGTATAAATTTTTAAGTTATCAACTTCTTTTATTGGGTCAAATTCTGGACGCCACTGCTGAATATAGGCATCGCCATTACCGCGTCCCTCTCCACCTTCTTGGAAGGCATAATTTGAAGAATTATAATTAATAAATCCGTTTGAATTTATTTTTAAACTTTGAGTTTGTCCTGAATTTGGAGGAAGCGCTTGATTTATTTTATATACAAACTCATTGATATTAACTAATGAATCTGGCGCACCAATTAATTTGAAAATAAATTGAAGAGCATTTCTCGTGCCCTTCTTTTTATATAACCAATTAATATTAATAAGTATGTTTTTCCATAATTGAAAATTATAATCTTCGAGCGTTTTACCGCTATCATCTTCAGTCGCTAAGTATTCAAATATATCAGCATCGCTAAACAAATTTACATGCTTCCATCCCAAAAGTTTACTTAGGCGACCCAAAAACTTATTTGGAATATTTTCTAAATTATTATATGTGGTAGTATGAGCATAAGCCAACCCATCAATGTATTGTTTAATAGCATCAAATTCTTCTGCATATACAGCAACCAAATTTCTATATGTTTCAGAAGACGAATCTAATTCCAAATAATTTTCTGGAATCATCGTTCTTATCATCCAATTGGTTTTAATTTCATCAATTTTACTACAATGTCTTAAAATAGTTGTAGTATAGGCGGTGTAATTAGATCCGTATATATCTGGATTAAACCCATCTATGCTTCTTGGCCAATCAATATTTTCATTTTCAAATGTATCTGTTTCCTCGTCTGGAACTAAGAAATTACCATCAAAAAATAATTGATATTCAAGATTTGATAATCCTCTTTTAAATGTGCCATATCTGGCTGGTGATGGTCTAATCCACAACGGAACAGTGGTAGTAGCGGTTGTTCCAGTTCCAATTAGATGACCATTTATCTCAAAAGTCAAATAACCACTAGATCCAGGTGTGTAAGAAAAATTATTAATTAAATATGTAATACCACTATTTGAAGCACCACTTACAATTTCAATGGCAAATTCATCGTAGTTATCATACAATGAATAACTATTTCCAGAGGAATTTCCTGACGCATAAATTACGCCACCCTGATTAGTTAAAGCTGAAATTGGAATTGAAAATGTACTAACTTCGGTAAACGCATTTTCAGAATAATTAAAAACCGTATTAGCAGATGGATTATTTACTAATATTGCATATGGAAAATTTAAAATAATATTATTAATTGCTTGCGCAACTTGACTATAATATGAAGAAAAATATGAATAAGCGTTTGGATTTCTTGGGTCAGGATTTAGTTCGTTGCTTTTTGTGTTTAAAACCTGAATTGCATCAAAATTACTTCCTGATAAATTATTTAATGTAGAATAAGAGGAAAAACCGCCAGAAAACGCATTGTTATCTAATATATCTAAATCTTGATTTCTACTGATCCTAAAGTCACCAAAAGTGAAAATTGAGTCTACGCTAGTGACAGGCTGTCTTTTGTCCTGACCAACATTTGACCATATAGATAAAGAGTCAGCAGATATTATAACTGTATTTTCGGTAAAAGCAGTAGCCATGGAATGTAATCAAGTTTTAAATAAATAATGAAGTAAAATTATAATGCATATGACCATTTAAATCCGCCAGCCGTTTGTATTTTACATTTACAACATAACGAAATAGAAGGTCTACTTACTTTCGTTACTCTATATGCCTCATGTAAAGATTCAAATTCATTTAAAATACACCCTTTAAAATCTAATTGTACAACTTTTTTCATATTTTTTCTTTGACTTTCACGAATTTTATTTTTGGACTCCTCTGATTGATTATTACTTAGCCAATATGTGCCACGAGGTTTAGGCTCATATTTTTCCATGACAGAAATGGGCAATTTTAAAGGGATGACATCAAATTTACATTTATAAACCCATATATTATTTTTACATTTTCGATTTTTATTACAAGCGTTAGAAATAGATCCATGGTGTAAATTAAATTTTTTAGCTGCTAATCGCGCACTTTCAAACTCATCAATAAATTTTCCATCTAAATCGTATTGCAAAACAGCTTTTTGATTAACAATTTTTGCCAATTCAGTAGCTTTTTCAGGAAATTTATATGTATTGTTTAAGTGTCTTTTTTTGTGTATTAAACTCATTTTTTCTTTTGTTTCAGGAGTGTGCAATCTATTTGTAGATGTAAATTTTATTTTTTTTATGTGTTCTGGAGAAAGTTTTTTCCCTAAATGTGATTGACGAATTTTATTTTTTGTTTCTTCTGATAAAATAGCACCTAATCTATTTTTGTTACCTTTACTTTTTTCACTCATTTTATTTAATACTTCGGGAGTTGGATTATGTAAGCCTTCTCCGCCATCAGTGCTATTTGTAAGTTTATTATCATTTTGTTTATATAACTTTATAAGTTCAATTTCTTTTTTGACAGCTTCTAAAAAAGTCAAATTATCTTCTAATAAATTAATTATAATTGTATATTTTTTTTCCAAAACTGAATTCATCCATTTCTGTCGATGATTGCAAATAAATTTAGAGTCATAAATATGTTGTTTAAGCCGCTTTTCTAATAAATGTTTTGTCATACCTATATATCTGATTTTATCAGGAAATTCACTTGATGCCAAACTGTATATTTTATACTTAATTGGGTTATTTTCCATGGACAATATTTATTAATAAATCTTCGCCATTTTTAAAGAAT